TATAAAGTCCCCTTTTGCTTTTACTCCATTAATGGTAAGGCAATTCTTAAGAAGTCTCCAAAACCAAGGTCGCCAAACTGCCGGCGAATTTCCAACGGATTTTCCGAAAGATTTATCCCCGATTTTAATATTATTAAATAATCATTATAATCATTATTTAATATTTTTAATATTTATACTTTTTATTCAAAGTATAGGGGTAGGATTACAAAAGTATCAGGGAAAGTTATTCCAGAATTGATCTTATTCATTTTAAATTTTTATTCAAGTTTTTTATTTTTAGTATACTTTTTTTAAAACACTTTATACTTATACTTTTCTATTCCTACTCTTATACTTTGTAGAATTGTATTAGTACACTGGGGGGAGTATACTAAGAACCCCGAGGGGATACTATCGGCAATAAAGGATTAATTGGATCCAATACAGGTACTGGTCGTAGTAGTAGTTTATCGGGAAAGGTTTTCGTAAGTACGTTACTGCTCTCGAAGAGGTTGCGGTATTCGGTCATTACTTCTGTTAAGAATTCATGTCCATCTTCGGTTCTGTTTGCAACTTCAAGTCTCAATTGAGATGCTATTTTTATACCTAACAGTTTATACCCGTGGTAAGACATCAACGATTGTTCCATTTTCTTATTGATACCCAAAAAGAGTTCTACCGCTGATATAGTAGCACACGCCAGAGACAATACACAATTTACCAGACTTGTGGTCTCCTGAGGTACGTATACAGACAACCCGACCGATAGTACACTGTTGATGGAAGACAACATGATTAATGGAATACGAAACACGACCAATCGACGTTTATTTTTGACGTATTTCTCCTTGTGATATTTTTGATATTGATCAGTATTATCCTGTAGAGACTGAAGTATACGATTGATATCATCCGTCCAACTTGCAAGGGTAGAACCGTCGTCGGACATCTTATATATTTTACAAATAAAATTAATATTTTTTTATTCAGTATTATCATGGAACAGGTTATCAAATCAAACCGACCTAATTTGAAAGAGTCCAGTGTACGGAACTACGCGTCTAACCTAAAAAGTTTATACAGGAGTGTCTTCGGGTCAAATGATTACCTTCTTCGCAGGTTCAACGACACAGCCCCTATATTAGACTTTATTGTTCAACGGCCGTTATCCTCTCAGTTGGCGCTATTGTCTTACCTTTTTGTTCTTACGAATAATCCAGTATACTCGGATGTCATGAAGAGTTTAAAACCTCAAAGAGACAGAGAGATTGAAAAACGTCCCGAAGTAGATGCAGAACATTCAGTCGACAATGTAGAAGTAGTATACACATTTGATAAACTTAAAAAGCGTAGTGATGAGATCTACAAGTCAGGAGACATTACACCAAAAACCCTTCTTGAACTTCAAAATACCATTTTAGTGGCTTTGATGAGCAATATATACATTCCTCCGCGCAGATCGATGGACTACGTGGAGATGCTTCTAAACGATAAACGAGAGGATAAAAATTATATTGATGGTAATTATTTGGTATTTAATGTATACAAGACTGCAAGGACGTACGGACAGCAACGGATCAAGATGCCGGCCGCCTTAAAGAAGTTGATTGATGCGTACCGTATTGTATCCCCTTACGAATACCTTTTTACTGGATTACACGGTAAACAATTACATTCTATTACTCCACGACTTACAGAAATATTCAAACACGCTGTAGGAGTGAACTCGATGCGTAGAAATAGTACGCAACAGTTTGGAGAGTTTGCAGACATTACGCCACGGGTAAAGGCGCACATGAAAGGAATGGGGTCAAGTGTGGCGGTTTTAAATCATTATTGTCGTTAAATTTAAAATATTTTCTGTATACAATTCATGTATACTATCCTTCCGTATACTAAAAAGAAGGCCAAAGAATTAGGGGTTGAAATTACCCCGTCCAAAGATCCAAAAAAAAAGATTGATGTATACGAGAACGGTGAGTTTATATTTAGTATTGGAGCAAATGGAATGGGTGACTATCCTACGTATAAAAAGTTTGACGGTAAGAAGGTAGCGGATTACCATCGTAGACTCTTTCATGCACGAACTCAACACGCTCAAATAGGGTCTAAGATGTGGTATTCTAAACAGCTTCTTTGGTAAAATCCTGATGAAACTGACTCTTCTCGTGTCTGGCCTTGTTTGTTAATTTACCTACTTTACCACAGGCACACGTATACTCTTCTTGGTTTGTTTTAAGACGTTCGGTACGGTGTTCTTCGTACCATTTCTTCTTATATTCTTTCTGTTCTTCTACGATGCTCTCACGATACGCTTTCCGTTCTTCTTTGTGTTCTTGGTAGTATCGTTTAGCGTCAGCGTGCCGATGTTCAATATTTTTTTCGTTATATTCTTTTTTGTATTTTTTGACTCGTTCAGGGCACATGACTGCACGTTTTGTATTCATCGTAGCCTTCATCTCTACAATATATTTGTCCTCTTCTTCACACGCTTGCTGTCTTGTATCACATTCAAATGGTTTGATTGGTGTCATTACGAAGTTATCCCATCCCCCATTGGAGCGGATAAGTTCGTATACTTTTTTTATATTTGCTTTTGAATGAAAATGATGGTCGCATTTACGTTTAACGTAGTTTTGCGTACTTCCAATGTACACAAGTTCAGGGTTCGTTTTGCACACGATCGAGTAGATGATGACAATCATTATACTTTAATAGATGTAGAAACTTCTGAATCAATTTTTTTCTGTATTACGTTTATTTTTTCACTATTCCGGTCTCCACGTCGATGGTAAACTTGTCAAGGTACACGGTGAAGACCATGAGGTTGATGGTCACAAGAGAGTTATTCACGAATGAAATGGTCAAGTTGCGCATGCTCGCCTTGTCCGCCTCACGGCCACGGGCAAGGTCAACGTAGTATACACGGTTCATCTCCCACCACGACTGAGAAATCAGACCAGTTCCAATACCCAAGTCTGTTGAGGTAAGGGATTCAGCAAGCGCCACTTGTTCCAAGAAGTTCTCAAATGTGTAGTAGAGAGTAGACTGAAGCTGATTAACACCGCCCAGCGCAACTTGCAAGTTTGTAAGCGAGAGCGGGGCGAATGTTCCGGGGCATGTATCGTAGGGGTTCTGGTATTGTTCGCCACCAGCGATTGAAGTCATCGTACCACCGCCGCTATTTAGTGGAGTTGAAGGAGCAATAAAAGGTATAATAACAACACCAAGAGGATTTTTTATACCACTCTGGATAAGTTGAGAAAATGAACTACCGGCATTAATACCGCTGTACTGGTTGAACAGCACATTTTCGTAAACAACCTGTTTGGATCGGTTTTCCTCAATATACGCCAGCGCTTTTGAAGGTTCCAATTTAACAAGAGAGTAGTAAGCACGGCAAGCCGGCATGTCGTGAGACGCTGCCGTAAACGAAAACGCTCCAATTTGGACTGGAGTTGACCTACCAACGAATACACCGGCGTTGAGAACAACAGCATTATCAGGAATAAAGTTCGCCGCCGAAGTTAACCCCAGCGAGTTAATCGTAAAAGGAACGGTATTCACGAAGGTGTTGCTGGTAATACCACGAAGAGCATTCACGCCCGCAGCCTTAGCAACCGTCGCCGACAGCGTTCCGGTATTCATGTAAACACGAAGAATCAAGTCAAGTTTCTTTACAAGTCCCATTTTATCAAGGCAATCACACAGGTATTTAAGAGGAATAACCGCAAGATCACGCCAAACCATGTTGTTGCCAGCGTTGGTCGTGTAGTACGGTTTAAACTCCGATGCAAGTTGAGTCGACGACATGATCGGGGCGGGGTACGTGGCCGCCGCTGCGTAGGTTCCGTAAACGCCCTGAGAGTTAAGAGAATCGCCAGCTGTTGCCGAAGCATCAGTAACACGAGTAGCGCGCTGAGTAAGAGCGGTATTGATAGCGCCCTGATTCTGGAACCCAATGACCGAGGGGGTATCTACGGCAAGACCACCCGTTCCAAAAGCACGGTTATTAGTTAACCCAACACCATTTCCCGTCGTACTGGTTATATCACCTCTCCACTGTACAGACTTCTCGTTGTCAAGACCAGCAGGAGCAAACCCAAGTGAAGTACCGAACTGCTTAAGGTCATTCTGCGACATCTGCGACGCCAACTTGAAATGCTCGTAGAAACTAATAAAGGGCTGTGTGTCATTAACAACTTTGCCGTTTGCAACAACCTCAACCTGATGAATCAAATGCTGGAAGTTTGTCTTTAACGAACAAAGCGCCGCATTTCCTGCTACAGGGGCAACCACCGCAGCACCGCCAGCCGTTGTCCACGCCGCCTGCATGACAATAGGAATGGTCAAAAAGAGGTCGCTAGCATCTGAAAACTGCCCAGAATTGTAGATGCTTGTCAGGTCAAACTGAACCAGCGTATTGCTGGCCGTGTAAACACCCGAATTGATGTCGTTAATGTAGTTCCACTGTTTCTCAGCGTAAGGAGTGTACAAATCAACCCCCTGAGGCGAGGACGATTTCGCAAAAGAGTAGGCGTCGGAATTCATGGTATACTAAAAGATTATATTTTTGCCTTAAATACATTTACCTTGAATAGTTTTAAAATAATATCTTTGTGTAGTGTATAAATGTATAAAGCGGAGCTGGAGTTGGAAAAACGCCTGAATGATATCGCCATTGCAAGTGTTCCGACGACGTCTTACGAAAATATTGTAGTGGTTCCAAAAAGAAAACAAGAAGTATCGTTGAAGATGTCACCGGATGAGTTCGACCTTCGTGATTTAGCGTACGATCAAAAAATGGCTGTTATTTCCTCAAACGCCATTGTAAACAAGTTAGGGTGGAAACCCTCTAAAATTAAGAGTGATGTCACCAAACTCATGATACAGGAGTTCCAACTTGAACAAATGAAAAATATTAAAAATGGCGTATATATTCCTTCAAGTCTAGATTTAGACCTTTTAGAACTTCCTGAAAAACCGGAAACGCTAGAGGGTAGACCTCTTGCAACGGCTACACGTACATTACAACGTCTTGTTGGTGAGATGAATGCTATACAGGCACGGCTGGCGGAAGTGAATGGTATATTTGAAGACCAAAAAACAGCATGGGCAGCGAAACAGTCTAGACTTTTGCTAAATGCTGATAGAATGTTTCCTGAGAACGCTATTCGTAGAAATCTTACAAAAGCTAGAATTCGTAAGGATGCAGAGGAAGAACTTCAAGACATTACAAGACAAAAAGAGGAGTACGCAACAAGACTACAAGAGGATTATACTGACCGGGAAGCGCGCGCGGCGGCCTTAAACCAGACTATTCAAGACAGTACGCAGGCAGTTCGTGATTATCAAAAAGAACTCACTGAAGTAACCGCCGAAAATGACCGCCGTCGTAAGATGTATCAAGACCAAATACGCCAGATGAATACAGGTATAAATATTGTTGAAATGCTTCCAAGTGAAACCGTAGACGAGTACAAGCAACGCCTAAAGGATATAGGAGATTCTACAGGCAATGAAGACTCTATCGAGGCCGCTGCAGCTCTTTTGTATTCGGATCAACTTCGTGAAAACATGAAAGAGATTACTCGAGACGATGAACTGATTGGTACTTTTATTCGTGGTCTTACTACAAATGAACGATTTTCACTTGTTCGTGAGTTTCCGCTCTTTAAAAAGGCAGTTCTTGATATTTTCGGTAAAAACAATTCCTTCATGTCGGTACAGGATTTGAGAAATGTCGGCGATACATTTGCAAATAAAGTGGCGATTGAAGCGGCAAGCACACCAGAACTATTTAAACGAGCGGAAGCATCAACAATTGAAACAGCAGAAGCGGTTGTGGTAGAAGAAGGTACAACCCCTTTAAGGAGTTCTAGAGGTCAGTATACTCTTTCTAAGGAAATTATAAAATCAGGAATAAGCAAAGACAAACTTCTCGCTCTACAAGCGTACGCCGCTGGTGGAGATGTTCCAGATCCTGGAAGACTCCAAGCGTTTAATTTAGGATTATTCAATGCAGAAATTGCAAGTATTGATGCATGGAAAGCAGGTGAGGGCGCTCCTAAAAGTAGTCGGTCAGTTCCTACATTAGAACGGGCTGGATCCAGTGATATTCGCCATTTTTTAAGACCTGAACCTCCTGCAGAAGAACCTCCAAGTCTTGCTGACCTTCAACTTGGTATACAGGCAATTGCTGAGGAACTAGCGGATGAAGATGAAAAAGAGAGACTTTTGGCGCTTCTTGGAGTTTCTAGCAGAGAGTTGCTCATCAAACGATTGACCACGGCCGGTCTATTGGACGCAGTAATTGAAAAAAGAGGTACAACTGGTCGTGGACTCCATCCAAAGTACCCTAAATTCTACCCCTTTGGCGTTATCGAGATTTCTCCTCACAAACTCTTCTACGAGAATATACTAAAGGTTACCCGAAAGGGTAAGCATCTTACAGGGTTTCCTAATGTCAAGGTAAGCGATGCTTTTGTCAAGTTCATGTTCAAAATTATTGAAGGCGGACAGCCATCCTTAAAGGAAGTAAATAAACTCTCTGCTGGTGAAAAGCAACTGTTTGACTCTGTTGTTTTTACTGCAGGACTTTCGAGAGAGGTGGAGACAACGGGGAGCGGTGTTAAACAGGATCTAAAAAACCGTTTGGCGTTAATTGAGGGCGAAGTGGAAGCGGGCAATACAAACCCTGAACTCGTGAAGGAAGCGAGAAAGATACTTCAGCATCTTGCGCGCATGAAAATTATTGGGCATCGAGCCGCCGCTACACATTTGAAGCAATTGATAAACGCTCAGCGAGAATAAGCAATACGCTTATATAAGTATTGACAAAAATACTCTCGTTCGGCGCAGTACAGTAAGTACAACCCTAATCGGAGATAGTCTCTAAACTCCAGTTCCATGTAATTTAGCAAGTTTAGAAATAAGCGCCTTTTCCTTTAGTTTTGCAAGTATCTTATCAAAACTGAGTCCTGCTTTTTTGTAGGCCTCAATTTCTTCGGTCGTTGTGTTAGTAATCTTCTTGTAGTACTTGATGTTTCCGGCAACCCTAAATTGATCTACATGGTCTTTGTAGTACTCTTTGAAATCAAAAGGTTTGCCGGGGTCAGGGTCATTCGCCTTAGGTCGTCCACGGCCTCGCTTCTCACTCATTCTATACCTTAACTATATATTTTATTCTAAATCAATTTTTTTCCTGAATAATTCTTTTTGACGGATTCTTTAGGAAAAAGTTTCACTTTCAAAACTTAAGGAAAAAATTGATTTAGAAATATTTTCTCTGTATACTGTATAATGTCCACGTACTGTGTTGCCTGCTCCATGACGATTGATGTAATTAACTTTACAAAACACAATCGTAGCAAAATGCACACAACCAACCAAGAAAAATACGATGAGTCCCAACGTGTACAGTTGGAACTATCCCACTTAAAACGAGAGATTGAACTACGAAAACAACATCTATCCGAAGAAGAAATCAGTGAACAAATTGAATACGAACGTGAAGAAGAACGAAAACGACAGGAAGAAAAACTAAACGCCAACTACCGTGCCGAGATCGAAGCGCAAGAACTACAAAAGGCAAACCTTGTACAAATGCGAGAAGATGTACGAAAGAAACTTGCCGAAGACAGGGCCAAGGCATTAAAGGTAGAACAAATAAAGTTTGCCCGTATACGTGTCCGAGAATTGGAAGACATCATGAGACAGTATATAGATGAAAAGGTTCCTCCTTTAAATCAAAAATGGTTAGTATTAACAACGAATCAGCCAGATGATAATCTATATATTGAACCCTTTCGACAATTAATGAGGGATATATTGTGGGATGATGCACACAATTATTTACCTACAATGAACAAATGCCGTATCGACTACAACTGTCCTACCCATGTACCGATCTACCATTCTTAAATTATACTTTTCTTCAAAAAATAAGAGTGGGTACACAAAAGTATTAAGGAAACTTTTTTAAAAATGGATCCCTTCCTTTTTTAAAATTTCTAATTTTTTATTTTTTTATTCAACGACTTTTCAAAATAGAAGTTTAGAATACTTTTGTAATCCTACTATTGTTTTTTGAAGAAAAGTATAAAGATTATTTTCTCAGTATACTGTATAATGTTCTCTTGCCCTACTTGCGATTATACGACCAAGTACAAATGCAATTTAACTAAACATGAACCCAAGTGTAAAAAGGGAGAGAAGAAGGGAGTATACGTCTGTAAGAACTGCGATCATTACGTAACCGACAATAAGTGTAACTTCGAACGTCATTTAGAGTCTAAAATCTGTAAGAATAGATCAACTCTTGTACTCACCTTAGAACAACGAGTTGCAGAACTTGAAAGAATGGTAAATATTCTTCAACAGCATTTACCCCAAGTAGAACTTCCTAATGAAGAAGAAGAGATTAAACAGAAAATCATTCGAAAATTGAAAAAACACAATGTACCACATCATGAAGAAGATCCTATTGATGAACTTCGACGACTCAATCGGGATCTTACTGCAAGACTTATCGAAGAAGCAAACAAGATTTAATTTATACTTTTATTCAAAAAACAATAGTAGGTACATCAAAGTATTCCAACATTCTGTTTTGAAAAGTTGGTTATAGAAATTTAAAAAACTAAAATATATTTTTGTAAGACCCTTTCTATTTTCAAAAAAGTTTTGAAATCTTTTTGTGTACCTACCCCTATACTTTGAAGAAAAGTATAAGATACACGATAAACTACAGATCTATTAACAAAGGGACTCCTATTATCCTCTAAAAAAGAAGATAATAGAATATATACAAGAAAGTAAGAGTACAAACGTAGGAACTGTAAAACATCGTCGACAATGGCGATAAAAAATAATAAAACTTAGACGGTTTCAGTATACTCAAAGGGATATCTTGAGGGGTGTAATTCGTCTAGCACGGCCGCCAGCAGAGGGAGCCGCCGCAGCGAGTTCGCGCTGATCCATCTGGTCTTGCATCTCCGCATCGGTGAGTCTACGCTGAGCGCCTTTGCCTACCTGAAGTTTTCTCAACGGCTTATCAAGTACACGGGAGACCTTAGGTTGTCCTAGAGAGTACTTACGAAGAAGTCCGCACGCCAACAACTTAGGATGCATGTATACTAACAATATATTTTATTTTTATTAAGATTTCTGCCGAATCATTAACGTAATGGCGATATTTGGATCGACTGAATAGATTTGATTGAAATTCTGGTCTACGATAGTAAAAATAAGAGATGAGTACGTACCACTCTTCATCTTGACCCACTTCTCGAAAGAGGGGTCGTATATTATATTCGTACCAAAACTGGTATTGATAGAGCAACCGTCTAAAATATCACTTGGAAAGGCAACGTTGTTATCTACCAAAGAACACCGAAAGACAAGAGAATTCACGGCCGACCCGACAGGTGTCTGCGTACTTAAAAAGTTTTGAGTTGAAGCGGTCGCCACGGCTGGTAAAGTTGTTGCATCGGCAAACCCGATGATATCACCAAGGGTACCCGTTACAAATTGTACGCCTGTTGTTGCTGTAGGAAGGGCGGGAGCGCCGGCTGGTTGAGTATACCCTAAAGTTGCCATGTCAGCAGCGTTCGGGATAGTCGCGCAAACAATTTGTACCTTGTAGTAGGTAGACGAATACGATAAAAAGAATGGATATACGTAAGACCCTCCAGAAGTAATCAAATAGAACTTGTTTGTGATGCACACTTGTTGAATGTAGTTTTGAATGTCGTTTACGCTATAGTATCCATCGGGTAAAGTGACGTTCACAGTTTGAGTAGTACCAGCCGTAGGGAAGATTAGAGAAAAGGAGTTATTTGCGTAATACGTTGAAATATTATACCATGCGTAAGGGATTGTCGACTGACTGATGCAAATCTCACAATTTTCTGTCCTAAAGTTTCCGCCAATAAACGAATACCTGAAGGACGTGTTATTCGATCCAGCTACGACGTTGGAACTATTGAGGCACAAGGTAAATGACATTATATAATGTATAAATATATTAATTTTATTTTATAATCTATAATTATAATGACGACAACACTTCCGCCGACTCAGCAATTCACAGGTATTTTTTACAACCCCGAGTTTTGGACTAGTGGTACGAGTACACTTACCCGGTCGGTAGCGGATACTCTTTATTTGGAGAAGACAACGCCGGACACGGCAACAGCACTTCAAACGTTTTCGGCGGGTCTATCCACTCAGTCGATGACCGCCCCTTCACTTACCGCCGATGTCAATCTATTTCCAAATCAAACATCGGGAACGTTGAAACTTGCAACCACCTCCCGGAGTGTCCATTGTTCCAATATTGACTGTCAGGGGAACGCCATCAACAACGCATCAACACCGGCAACAGGAGCGCTCACGATCGGCGCTTCTCAAACTAGTGGAACAATATCCATTGGAGCTGGTGGTTCACGAACAAACGCTGGATCCATTACTATCGGCGCAGCTTTGTGTGCTATTAACTTGGGCGGATATTTAACACCTACTTACGCAACCATGCCTTCTGCAAATACACAGATTGGATACAAATTAACGACAGCACTATCAAATACAACTGTAGGGACAAGCGCCACCATTATTGCGGGGACATTTCCTACTATACCAGCAGGAGTGTGGTTGATACAAGGATACGCAACATTACCAATCGTAGCTGGAACTGTGGTTCATTTGACCATTAATAACAGCGCTGGAATCAATACTCAAGCAGCGAGCAGCGCTTCCACCAACGCTGTAAACAACGGCTACGTTTCTGTATCGTCTGTCCAAACATTTACCACATCGCAAACTACATGGGGTCTTTACGCTCAGGCAAGTGTTGCATCAACCGCACTTACCAATCTTGGGATAGTTATTACAAGACTCGCCTAAAAACATTTTAGTAGTCTAATACATGACGGCATTCGAACCACCCGATTTCACCTATTTTACGGGACTTCAATTCAATCCGGAGATTTACGAGAACACGCTCACAGATACCGTTACTTTACCACTAAATCCAACCTTTAACAGCGTAACAACACCCGACCTATTCACGGACAACATTCAACGAGACACGGCAACCACCATTCACCTGTTTGACGCTTTTCCAAGTGTGAACACCATTATAATGGGAATCTCTGGGATGTTCTACTTTTTTGGTAGTATCGTTATAACAGGCGGAGCTATTCTTGCAAATGGAGCTTCAACCATCGCTTTTGGAGATGGGTCAGTGGATGCTGTTGTGAGTGGTCTCCTTACGTATATTCAAGGGTCAACAGCGATCGACATGACGTGTGGATCTAAAATAAGGATTGAACCTACACTGGCGTATATTCGGTCAGCAACAACCACAATTCAAAACGCATCGTCTACAATCCTGGCGAGTTTCACCTCTTCCACTATTAGATTTACTATCGCCTTACTTGATGTCGTGCAAGGAGCTACCACTACGATGAGTTTGACAGAAGCGTCCACTACGTTTAGAAATACGACAGACTGGGCTGTGATGTCACCAGTAAGTATTTTAAAAGATCAATTGGGGAATTTTCGTTTATACGTTACAAGCACATTCACGAATATCACGAATACACTCATTCGTATTTACTCGGGGGCAATTGAGTGTATTCCCTTTTCACCAGCAACCACATTCAGTTTTAATTTTAAAACCAATACCGCAGACGATACCATCACCACGTCAAGTATTGTAGCTTCGGGTGGGACTACCGCCAATACGGGAACACTTACTACCACGGCTCTGGTTCAGCGTTTGAACACGGGAACCTTGGAAGTAGGGAACGCTACACCTACAGCAGTAAATTTCAAGACCAATACAGCAGCACCAACCACAACAACATCCAGCATTACCGCAAGTGGTGGGACTACGGCAGGAACGGGAACGTTGGTTATTGATGCAGAACTCCTTCAATTGGATACCATTCGGGCAGGTTCCATGGATTTTCAAACGACTGCTGTTGGCATGACACGTCTCACACAAGGGAACAACGGCACTTCAACAGGGACGATGTTTGAATACGGAGGCACATCTCTTGTCTATATCATCCCAGCGGCAGGGTCTTTCAACGTCTCTTTTAGTACCTACGCACTACCAAATCATGGGGTTGTTCTTATAGGAGCAGCATCAGGAGCGGGGACGCTTAACATGCCTTCAACACAACAACGGGCGGGACTTACTTTTATTATATACAATCAATCTCTGGTCACGCAAACCATTTCAACCACAGGGAACCGATTCACTGGACCAGGATTATCTCGAACAGGACAGACCTCGTTTACCATGGCGACGAATACTGCAAAAATAATTAGGTCATTTTCTTCATCTGTTACTACAGACTTTGGTTCAGGGTTAGGGACAAACATGGTGGTATTTCCATTAACATGATTGTTTTTACTTTATAAAAATAAAGTAGTATACTATACCAATGACGCTAAACCTTGTAATGAACAATAATAATGTCATTTCAGGGTCAAACAATACGTCCTATAAGTATACTTTTATACAGCCCACCTCCATTTTAGACGAGGCAGAAATGGCCGTGTCCAACATTACAATTCCGTACAGTTGGTTCAACATTTCCGCAGCAAACAACAACAACACATTTCAATTCTATTTTCCAGACTCGGGCAGTCCTGGATCAGGGTACCTTGTTACTCTTCAAGACGGCTTCTACACGATCAACGATATCAACGCAGCACTTCAGCAATTTTGTATCATTAATGGTCTCTATCTTATCAACGCATCAGGAAAGTACGTATACTATCTTACGTTGTTGTATAACCCTACCTTTTACGCTGTTCAGTCGGTGGCGCAATTTGTTCCTACTTCTCTACCATCTGGATGGTCGCAACCTGCAAACTGGCACGGATACAACACTACTTTATTGACACCTATTCTTCAAGTTACTACACAGGGATTTGGAAATCTAATCGGGTTTGAGACTGGATTATTTCCACCCAACAACGTAACAGAAACGAGTACACTCTCCACCTTTACCCCACAGGGGAGCATCGTGAACAGTCTTATCGTGAGGTGTTCTCTTGTCGATAATGAGTGTGGATTTCCTACCGACGTGCTAGACACAATACCTATTACCAGTTCGTTTGGTACAAATATTAATTATACGCCGAGTCAGTTGAAGTGGATGAAACTATCTTCGGGAGTCTTTCAATCAGTTATCATCACCTTTGTCGACCAGAATCTTAATTCAATCATTGCAAGGGACAGCAACGTCTGTATCTCCATTCTGTTAAAAAATAAAGGTAATATTATATCAAGTAATATAAATGAGCAAGAAGGACGAAATCAAAAACTGGTACAACGCCTTGCCGTCAAACTTGAAGAGCGAGAGTAAACTCGATAAGAACTACCAAAAACACTTCATTCAGCCACGGTCAATGGTGGTGTGCATCGGGGGGACAGGATCAGGAAAAACTAATGCCCTACTAGACTTTTTGAGTCGTAAGAATGAGGCATTCTACGAGATTATTATTTTTACTGGTTCTACGGCTGACGAACCTATCTACAACCTACTTAAGACAAAGGCAGGAGCAGAAGTATACGACAATATAGACGAGTTACCTGAGTTAAAAACCTTTGAGGACTCCAAAGGTCAGGAGAAGTTGATTGTACTCGACGACTTTATCAATCTTCCTGCAAAGAAACTGAAGAAAATTAATGAATACTTAACGAGTGGCCGTAAGTTCGGTTTTACCTGTTTTGTAATGGCGCAGAACTACACAAGCGTACCTAAAGTGGTGACGAGAAACGCTCACTACTTCATTTTATTCAAACTAAACGACAACCGTACGATAGACTGTATACTCAAAAATCACAACGTGAACGGGGTAGAAGCGGACGAGTTCAAGCGAATGTATAGGGAAGCGACGGCAGAACCTCGCAACTTCTTCATGGTGGATCTGAAAGCTCCGGTAGGATCGGGGATGTCTCTACGGCACAACTTTTTGAACTTTTTGAAGTAATGCAGTCATCCAATTCTTTACAATCGGATTTATCACCAAATTTACATTTCCAACAACACTCATGGCATGGATGGCAAATGAATTTATCGCAGATAATTGCCCCCCATGGTGATGTATTTCCACACCGTAAACAGGTATATTCCATGGTATAGTATACTATTTTTATTTTAAAATTAAAATAGTTGAGTATACCATGAAGTTTATCCAGTGTCCGTGTTGTTCGGTCTGGGTAGAAGTCGTAGAAGAGAACTGCGGTATATTCCGATGTGGAGTATACAAGGAGACAGGTCAGCAGTTGCCTCCCCACGCATCCAAAGAGGAATGCATTGCTGCAAAACCTCACATTTGGGGGTGTGCTTCTCCGTTTCAGATCATTAACGATAATATAACTATTTGTGATTATATTTGAGGTAGGAGAGACTTGAACCCTCCACGGCCTTATAAGTGAGGAGCGTCCTCCACAACTTTTTTACCGTACCCCTTTTGTGTATACTTAAATGAAGTCAAATAACTCTTTAATGAGTAAAGGAGGGATCCTGTACCGTTCACTTTTAGTAGATCCTCCACCTTTTGGATTAATTTGAATATTTTCAAAGTCTTTATATTTTTTACGTAGTTCTGTTGATTTTACTTTAATAATTTTGTCTCCATCTCTTACGGTTTTATTACCTCCAAAATTAGTTCGGTGTTTATTATCTTCAATATTTCCACAGTCTTTTTTGCACGTTTTTGGTATAAATCCTTTGAGATTCGTCCAAATACGTGTTCTCTTTTGGTATCCCCAATCTGTATACTTACAATAATCTACATCGTAATGAGGGCGATGTGTTAGATACGTTTTCATGTGACCTGTTTGAGGGTTTTCAATAAAATAATATTTAGGGTTAAAATAGTCAATGATCTCTTCAGTTCTTCGCAAAATAGGTAATCCAATTGTATCGATATCATTTTGAAGAAGTTCGGCAGTACACACCTCTCCGTGATGACATTTTAATCTTTTACCAATCCATGTACGGCGTAATTGACTGAATGTATCACAAGGAGGAGACGCCCAAATCAAATCAAAATACCCGACAGGGTACTGTGTATAATCCCAGTTTAAAATATTTGTGTTTATATCCGCCCCTTTTAAGTCCAAAGAAATGACTTCCCAACCCATTTCTTTGCAGATTTTACCTACGGAACCTGTCCCACTGAATAATTCCAATACCCTCATGTAATACTTCAATATTTTATTTTAAGCGATTATTCCAACCAAACAATATCGTGAGGAAGATTGATTTTATAGCAGTAGTAGAAACAGTCAAAACTACATGCATTCTTCCACCCCTTAACAGGTTCTCCATCGATGTGTTTTTGAAAATGTATACGCTTCCTTGGTATAATAATTTGAAGACCCTTGTCCTTCCACTCTCGAAAATAAGACGTGTTAATTTTTAACACAGGAAAAATAACAATAAAGGGTTTATCCAGTACAAGAAGTCGTTTCATTACGTCTTTTGTCTTGCTAAATGGAGGATTGGATACAATCACATCTCCTAAATCATTCTCAAAAAAATCGACTTGTTCGTGTATCGTTTCAAATCCCAGTTCCCTTAAATACGTCCCACTCTTACCATCACCGTAAAATGCCTCCCAGATCACTTTATTTTTTGGTATAAGATGCTTTATATTCTCCCATGCACTCTTAGGTGTCATGTAGTCATCGTGTTTTAAAAATGGTTTTGTTTGAAATCCGGCCATCTTTAATATAGTTAAATATTTTATTTTAAATCTTTTACTGACCAATAAGTCGCTTTACTACAATATCATTCTCAGCAGGTTCTTTGAACTTTTTGAGGAAATCAGAGTACAACTTTACCTTGTCTTGAGACTTACGATTCAAGAACCGGATCCAGGCCACGACAAAGAAGCCGCATGAAGTGTGTTCAATATCTTGCAGTTGGACGGCGCTGTATACTATATCTACTTTACGCCTAGCATCCTTGCGTATACTGTCCTCCACTTCGGTAGGAGGAGGAAACCCGAACGAATCAAAGTAATAGTACGATGCCTCACCGTTTGAATCAACATGCTTATACAAGACTGTCCAGTGAGATTGACCGTTCAAATTAATGATATAAAAACCATGGTTAAGTTCTGGTAGCTGATCTTTTATATACGTTCCGTGGTAATCTTTAATCTTAAAATGTTGCATGAAGTCGTCGAGTTCGTAGTTGCTAAGTTCATTATCATCAACCCCTTTACCAACGAACACATTTCCCATGCGGTCAAGTAGTTCTGTACCGTGTTCACGGAGAGGATTAAATACTCCCTTTACTGTGTGTGTCTTCTTCTTTTTAGCAAATGGATTGAGAGCGTGAAGACCGCTCACGACATCACGAGAAGAACGGATCACCGACTCATTTTTACGCTGTTTCTCAAACATCGCTGCAGGATTGACATTGATGACTTCATTCGTAAGACCCTTTTCATTTAGTTTACGAGTAATGATTCCACCTTGAGAATGACCGACATTCACATCGACTTTACCGTATTTATCTATTGCTTTACGTTGGACTTTCTCCGCTTGTTTCATCCGGCCGGTCTTGTCGTATAGACCCGCAACGTAAGCGGCGTTATTTGTCCAGTCTGCAAGCGTTCCTGTAGTTCCTCTATTGCTCACGACCACTTCATTCGTTTGAGGGTTGTGGTATACTTGCGCCTTTCGGGTAGAAAGTTGTTTATCAAGTTCAAAATCCCCTACTTTGTTTTCATTTCGATCGGTATAAGATGCATCAATAAAACCCTTTACATCTGCCGTATTTAATCCCTTTCCTTCGAGAGAATACAAAAGTCTTACTTGCTTCTTTGCGTTAGCAAGAGTAGAACCGTAAGAGTGTACGGCTCCTGTTTGCGTATTTTTCACAGAATAAAGGTCTTTACCCCTTATTTTGCGAATAGCGAAAGGCATGGTATAGTATACTAAAGTATATTTATTTAAAGAATATTTATTGATTATCTGTCGTATCTCGGGTCGTATCCCGCAGGGTAAAGCGCCCCACCGCTCTTCTTGTAGGTTGCCTTCGCCAATTTAAGCGCCTCGCCGTATTTTACACCGTGTTGAGCGGCGTACGCCTTGACGTGTTCAATCCAAGGAGATGACTTCTTTGCACCAGCGCCACGTGCCGGCCGAGGACGAACTACTGGCATTATAGTAGGTTGACCCATCGCCCCGCCCTTCATCTGTGCCTGCGCTCTGGTCAACGGATCCATCATTCCACCTCGTAGCATCGCTCGTGCTTCTTGTCGTGTTGGTGGTGCACCAGCCCCAGCATGGCGTAATGCCTTACGAACCCCTTGAAATCCACGCTTTCCCTTGGGCATTCCTGCGCCAAACCACGACGCCTCATTTGGAAAGAAATATCCATCAGGTTCTCCGTCGTCATTCACATCTACCGCCTGAGGAGGAGGAGGGGGCGCCGAAGGAGACGGCTGCGGGGCAACGAATGTACCACGCCGAAGACCGACAGGAGCGTACGAATTATCGGCAACCGATGCAGACCCTGGCGCCGAAGATCTCTTTTTACCAACCAACTGAGCGGTATCCTTGAACTCTGCCTGCGCCATGTCGATCAGATTTTGCGCCTGTGCCTGCGGGTTATTGTAGTTCTCAATAAAATCAACCGCCCGAGCGGTCGCCGCCTCCTTGATCGGTTTCAAGTTCTTGGCAATGGGTTTAAACTTCTGTCCGATGTCCTTGAACCACTTGTTAAACTTCTTGCGCCGGTTCACTTTTCCGCCCATGTTCATTGCTGCCGAAGCACGAGCGGCACTACGAACACCGCTTCCGTCCATTACCGCACGAGTAATAAGGGCGTCCATCATTCCCGACCCCTCCAGCGCCCGAACCGCCCGATCCGTCCCAGCTACTAAAAGACGCTTGCCCTGTTCCTTTGCTACCGACTTTACGTTGCCTTTAGGAACAACCTCGCCGCCCCGCATCTTCTGCTTTGCCTTGCTCACCCCCATGTGTACCGCCTGTTGCGCCAACCCACACCCGCACATTCTCCCTTCACATCCACATTCGCCACACATTCCGTACCCGTACATCATCGGCGGAGGGTAATGGACTCCAGACCCCTCCAACGCCCGAACTGCCCGATCTGTTCCAGCTACTAAAAGACGTTTACCCTGTTCCTTGGCTACCGACTTTACGTTGCCTTCACCCCGACCACTCAACGAATACGGGTTGCCCATCATCAGCATCGTAGAACCAAGACTACCACCGGTAATGGTTGCAGCGGCTCCCTTTTTCTGTGCCTTTTCAAGTTTCTTCACTTCTTTGGGTGGTAGCATTACTTTAAGACCTTTACCCAGTTTAAGACGGACAGGATGACCTAACCGGAGTTTACGCATTTGAGCGACCGAGGGCGTTTGCACTTCAACTTCCATGAGTATACTCAATATTTTTATTTCTATACTTTAAAGCAACAAACATTTCTTGTAAATCCACGTTAGATCTGAAACCGGGATTAAGTAATGAAGTACAGGGTAATCACCGTCAAAATGTTTGCCCTCAATCATTTGAGTCTTGTAAGTACTGAACTTCTCATGGTCGTAGGTGATATAGCCAAGAGCGTTTTCAAAAAGAAATATAAAATCCTTCTCTAAATGCTTGGTCATTTCAACTTTATTGATTGGAATGATGGTAGTATTGTACTGGAATGATGATACCCTTCTCGATTTCAATTCTCTTGGTTTATTTCCTATATAGTCGAGTACAGACTTTCTGTTTGGGTTTCGTGCAAGGGTAGGATCCTTAAAATATTTCTGTAGAATTGGAATCAGCTCTCTTTCTTTTTCTTCTCCAAATGAAAGATTATCAACAAGGTTATTATTCATGTATACTGACTATATAATATTTTTTTTAAATTTAAACAAATCTTTCTTAAATTCAAAAATCAGTCTGTGTGTGTTTTTGAATTTTATCAATAATAGTATCTATTCGGGCAACGGTTTGCAAATCCCCAGTGTACGTATCTTGTAAATTTCGTAAACCTTCAATACTATTAATGAGGTAGTCTTGAATAGGAGTTTTGGAACAGATGGCGTTGTTCACGATGATATTGATTTTGCGTATACTCTCATTTCTGCACTCGCCTGCTTTCCATCTCCGTATACACTCTGGAACAAGGCTACGCTGTTCTATATTCAGGTACGAGGAGGTAGTCGTGATACGATCACCCTTTTGTATTTTAGCGATGATTTTGAGGTTGACAATTACCTCATCGGTCTCCATGGAGTATACAGATACTAAAAAATTAATAGTATACTCCCCCCAGTGTACTAATACAATTCTACAAAGTATAAGAGTAGGAATAGAAAAGTATAAGTATAAAGTGTTTTAAAAAAAGTATACTAAAAATAAAAAACTTGAATAAAAATTTAAAATGAATAAGATCAATTCTGGAATAACTTTCCCTGATACTTTTGTAATCCTACCCCTATACTTTGAATAAAAAGTATAAATATTAAAAATATTAAATAATGATTATAATGATTATTTAATAATATTAAAATCGGGGATAAATCTTTCGGAAAATCCGTTGGAAATTCGCCGGCAGTTTGGCGACCTTGGTTTTGGAGACTTCTTAAGAATTGCCTTACCATTAATGGAGTAAAAGCAAAAGGGGACTTTATA